CCCTCGCTGACGCCGATGTTGTGCTCCTTAATCAGCTTCGCCACGTCGGTCAGTCCGATGGGCGGCATGTTGTCTGCGCGGAGATACCAGTTACCTACTACGCCAACCTTGTCGTTGGACTCATTTTGTGATAAATAAGCTCTTAATGCCATGTTGCTAATGTTTTTGTGTTTGTGAATTTGAAAACTACTCTAATATTTTTGAAAACTACTCTAATTTTTCCGAAAACTACTCTAAGCGCAATATTTCGGGGGCGCCGGTGACGCGAAATTAAATTGTGAAACTTTGTTAAGATGTTGTTACTTTTTTGGCGGTTTTGCCCTAAAACCTACTTTTCGTATTTGATTTGCCCCAACTTTGGGACAGGCTTGGTCAGTTTTTTATACTTCGACTGGCTGCTGTACCGGTTACGGGGGTCGTCGGGATGCCGGAAGAAACTCTTGCGGCTGGGATCGAACCGGCGCTGCTCCAACTCGCGCCGCATGTTGCGCGTGGGCGTGAACTTCAGCGTGCGTTTGGCTGGCAGCGGAACCATCCGGTCGATGCCCTTCTCCGGGCGGTAATAATGATAAGAGCGTGCCGGCACCTCCTTCACGCTCATCGTGCCAAACGACTCGACCACCACGATGCCGGAGCCCTCGCAGAGTTCCTGGCGCCATTCATCAAACGCGGCCTTCAGTACCTCCTCCACCGTCGGCAAAGCAATGCCGCTGCGCTTCGAGATTTTCCGCGCCATGCGGGTAAGTGAATTTTGTGACATAATAATGATTTACTATTTGACGATTTCTTCGTGATTACTTTCTTTTATTGGTACTCAGGCGAGCAAGCTCGGAGTCCTATTTACTATTTGCTTAAACCTTGTTAAAGGTGTGTTACTTTTTTGATGATTCTGTCCTCACTGGGTCGCTTCGCTCGAAATTTACTGAAAATATGGCTGAAAATTTCTTTTTTTCTCTCAACCACGAATTACACGAATGACACGAATTGAATAATTTTCAGTATAATTTTCGGATAATTTTGAGGAGCCATGCGACGACCACCCCTATCAGACTATCAGGTCGAAGTCATCGGCGCGGAGGATGCAGACATCTCTCAGTCGCCTTGTGGCCCCGCTGCTGGTGAATTGGACTAAGCGCGAGGGGTACGCCCCGGGGCAGTTGGGGGGTACATCGACGGATAGCGTCACACACTCCTCCCCCAGGATCATGTCGCCATTCGAGGCCGCCACGTACCAGACGCGCCAGGGAATCCTCTCCTGAACCTCCCTCACCTCGAAGCCGCCACGACCGTCGGGCACACGGGCCTTCACCATCCGCGTCCGCTCCGCCACCCGCCGCAGTTCACTTAATGCAAGTTGTTTTCCTGTCATATCATCAAGATTTTAAGAATTTCTTCCGGACGAGCCAGACGGCGGCGATGATCAGCAGGGCGTAGAGCAGGATGTTGGCCAGATGGAGGCGCAACTGCTGCCACCAGGTGAGGGGGTTGGAGGCCGAGCGCTGCTGCTGAAGGTCGCGCACGGTCTGCAGCGAGTCGCTCATCGAGGCCTGGTACCTGGCGAAGCGCTCGTGCCAAAGGGAGTCGTGCTCCTGGATGGCGCGATGGATCTGCTGCTCGAAGGTCTGCTCCAGCCGGTCGATGCGCTGCTGCTCCTGTCGGGAGAGCGTGCGGTCGGTGGTCTTCTGGCTCTGGCGGACGATGCGCCCCAGCGAGTCGATGGTCTCGGTGAGCGTCTCGGTGGTGGTCTCGTGCTCCTGCTCCTGGCGGGCGAACTCCTCGCGCGTGCGCTGCATGACGACGCGGATGATGGAGTCGACATTGACCGACTGGCTGGTCACCTGTCCTGAGTGACTCTGCTCGGTACCTGCAGAGTCGGTTTTTACAACATGAGTCTGCTGATCATGCTCCGTCTTCTGCACGGCGCAACTGGTGAAGATGCCCATCACGGCCAGGGCTATCAGCATCAGGATGAACACGACGAACGATCGCCAGAGGTACTTCACTGTCAGCTTCTGGTATTCCTCGAACTCCTCCTTGGTCATGTGCTCCGGCATGGGGTTGTAGTACATCCCCATGGGGTCGCTTGGGTTGAAATAATTGTGAATCATAACTTGAAACGTGAAACGTGAAACGTGAAACTATAGCCTCTCTATCTGCGGCACGATGCCCTCGGCCTTCAGCTGCTCGTAGATGAAGCGGCGACCGGCCTGCGTCCACTGCGTCTGAGTGGTATAGAAGAGCGAGCCGTCCTTCTGCTCGATGGCTATCTCGTTGCTCACCTGGTAGCCCTTGTCCTTGTATTCCTGATAGAGAATCCACTGGCCGTTGCAACTGTACTGTATGTGCATGGCGTTGAGCCGCTTGTTGAGGGCCTTGGCCGACATGCCGTAGTCCTGGGCTATCTGGGTGACGGTGAGCGAGCGGCGCGACGACATGATGATGTCGAGGTACGACTTGTCGTGGCGCAGCTCCTGGTTCTCGATGACGAGCCGGGTGTTCTCGTCCTCCAGCCGGTGGTTCTCCAGTCGCAGCTGGCGATTCTCCTCGGTGCGGCGCTCGATGGTGCGGTGGGCTATGTCGAGTGCGCGGGCCATAATCTCGTCGTCGCTCATCTGGTCGGCACCGGCAATGTAGCCGCCCGTGCGACGGATGGCAGGCAGCACCTCGCCGCACACCCAGTCCTGGAACGGCTCGGCCTGCGGCTTGTTGCTGCGCATGATGACCTTGTAGAGGTTCTGCTCGCTGATATATACGAGCTGCTGTTCGCCGCCTGCGGTAGGGGTGTTAATAAAACTAATACCCTTCTGGCCGAGCCGGTTCTTCGTGGCACCCGGCTGAAGGTCGAGCACCTTGCAGATGTCGGTCAGACAGAACACGGGCTGGTCGGCTGTGCCGGCGGTGCGTATCTGTCCGAACTGCGGGTTGGTGAAAATCTGAATCGAGTCCATACTTATATATAATTAGAAATGTGTATGGCTGCAATATACGCATTCGCGGCGGCGGGCGCAAGGGCAATGGTGCGGATTGTTGTAGTTTAATGGGTCGCTTCGCTCGAAATTTACTGAAAATTTGGCTGAAAATTTCTTTTGTCTTCCAACTACGAATTACAGGAATTGAATAATTTTCAGAATAATTTTCGGATAATTTTCGGATAATTTTGAGGAGCCTTGGCGACGACCAGACACAAAAAAACCCACGAACCAATCGAAAGCTACAACGAAGGGATCGTGGGGGTGCGCGGACGGTGAGGTCGGCGCGAGCGTGCTCTCTGACGGCGTGTGAACGCACAGAACACGAACAACCGGTACAACGGGTATGAGGTTCGGGACAGACGGCAGGGTTGGTGGTGCGGCGGGACCTGCCGTTTTAGGGTGAAGGGGAACTGCCCCGAATGGGGCCCCGCGCTCAGGCACTGATAGAGTACAAAAGACCGGATGCCGGCGCAGGGGTATCATCAAATACTTATGGCAATGTTTGAAAGAGCGATGGGTGCAAGGCTGCGGTTAAGCGAGCGGAGAGTGATGCTTGCATCGACTCTTCCGAGCGTGAGCAGACTCGCAGCGGTTTATCTCATAAAACCGCTGCAAAGTTACGAAGATTTCCTGAGACTGCCAAGCGTGCGCTCGCTTTCATTGAGGCGGGTGTCCTGTGTAGTTGGCGGCGGATTGCGCGGAAACCCCGATGTACAGGGCGTTTCGCGAGGGCGAAAAATTTTCGCTTTGTAGTTGGAAGTTTAGAGAATGATGGCGCAAAATGCGCTGTTCTGGATTTTGTAACGTGCTAATATTCAATTTGTTACACCACCTCGAAGCGCCGATTTCGCGCTAAATTTGCGCTGATTTTTCATACTTCATATATTTTTATAGTAAAATTTTAATTGAAAAACGATAACGTAATACTATACTATATACGTAACTTATTGATAATCAACTTCTTTTCTTATTTTCATATCCTATTTCTCTCTTAGTGGGGTTCGGGGAGTTTGCCGCGTGAATGTAGTTAAAAGTGTGATTTTTTATAAGAGAAAAGTTTCGGTGAAAATAGCGCATTTTATGAAAACAGAGCGCACTCGATTTTCAACACCTTGATTTTCAATAGGTTACAAATTAAAAATCCTTTCATGGCTTTTACACAGGTATGAAAATCCAATGAAAATGATGAAAACGATGAAAACGAGGCTTCGGCAGTCAGGCGGTTTTTTAACACGAATTATCACGGATGATGGCGGTTATCTGCGGATTTCTTCGTAACTTTGCAGCCAATATGGAAAGGACCAAAGAGCCACCACCCGTAACGTGGCTGAGGGTGACGGACTTTATGCACGGGTGGATTCAGAGAGAGCTTGGCGGCGAGGCAACAATCAGGGAGAAGAAGGTGGTAACGGTGCAGCACCTGGACGGAGCCAGGGACGTGCTGCGCATGGAGACGACAGACAACATGGTGCTGGCGGCTACGGACGTGGGCACGGTGATGTCGGCCGCACTGCGCAACGCCATCGACGCCGGCATGCGCTACGACGCGGCGGCCGTGGAGCGTGAGTATGGGCTGACCAAGGACGTGCTCGGGCTGTACGTGCCCATCGAGTGCCCGAAGAACGCAGTGACGGAGGACGGCGTGCTCAGGCCCTGGAGCCAGGACACGTGCTTCACCCACAAGCAGGCCGTGGCCATGCAGCGGCTTTTGAGAGAGGCGTTCTGGCAGGCCGTGAGCGACTACGCCCAGGAGTACGCCCAGCAGCACCGTGGCGAGAAATACGCCCAGCAGGACATGATAGAGGCCTTCTGCCAGGCGAACGGTACGGACGATATCCATGTGCCGGCCATCAGGAGGGAATGGCAACGACGAGTTAAGCGGAAGAAGGAATGACGGTCGCTTCGCTCGAAATTTACTGAAAATTTGGCTGAAAATTTCTTTTTGTTCTCTCGACTACGAATTACGCGAATTACACAAATTGAATAATTTTCAGTATAATTTTCGGATAATTTTGAGGAGCCTTGGCGACGACCCATGTTCTTAGGTTACCGCCCTACCCTACCGGACGAAGGACTTCATCGAACGTGACGTTGAAGGTGTGTGAGCGCAGGCGCGAGAGGACATCCTCGCCGTAACGCTCGCCGAAGGTGGTTGGGAACCGATGCTTCCACGGCCAGTCGTCGGGCATGGCCTTCGGGGCGAGGCAGTTAGTGGTGAGGATGAGCAGCTTGCCCTGACGCTCGGCAGCATCGCACAGCTCGTAGAACGGGCGGCGGTGACGGCCGTAGTGACTGACAGAGGCATCCTCGGTACCCAGACCGTCGATGATGATGACGCTGGCCTTCAGCAGTTCGTCGATGCGTGCCGTCTTGCCGTTGTGCTCCGTCATCTCGATGGCCGAGCATTGGGCCACATTGCCGAAGCCCAGCAGCAGCGGCAGCACCTCGCGGCAGAGACGGCTCTTGCCTGTGCCGCTGAAGCCGATGCAGAGCAGCCACTTGCCGTGATTGTCAGTGAGCCAAGAGGCTACCTTGTCGTAGGCCGGCACCCAGCGGTACTGGTCGCCCACTATCTCCTTTAGGCTCTGCCTCATGCGCTGTGCGGCATCGGGCACGCTGACCTGCGGTATCGGTCCACCGACGTTGAAGCCCCGCTGCTTCATCAGCTCAAACATCTGCGAGAAGTCGGGGGCAGGGGCGACGGGCTGGCTCGGCGGCAATTTGTACATCAGCCTTACGTTGCGCTTAAACACGGCGTTCAGCACCTCTTGCATGAGCGGAACATGATGCTCCTCGATATAATAAAACACAAGTCTGTTCGGCAATAGCACAGTGAGCGCATTCTGCTGTTCGTCGAAATCGTAAAACTCGATGTCGCGCCACCAGGCGGCATACCTCTCCTGGTTGTTGATGCGCTCGCGGATCATACTGAGGCACTCGGCCCATAACTTTCTGTAATCGTTTTCCATACGTCATTCCTGATTTTCTGTTTACCAATTCATGTCGCCGAGGGAGGGGGAGATTCCCGACGGAGAAGCGTCGGGCACAGCGACGGAGACAGGCGCGGCGGCGGTCTCCGCAGGGGCGGCGGCTATCTCTTCGGCCTTAACAAAACTCTGCTCGGTGATGAAATCCTGCAGGCACTTCAGCGAATAGTTGCGATAGTTGTCTATCTTCGGATGCTGGCCGGCCTTTTCCTCGGCATAGTATTTCTGCAGCCACTTGGCCTTGCCGGCAAGCAGCGCATACTGGTTGGCGGGTATCTGCTTCAGCGCCTCCTTCATCAGTCGGCTGGCCTCGGTGGCACTGAGATGAACCGACATCAGGAGTGTGCGCAGTTCTGCCGACTCCTGGTTCTCCAGCTGCTTCATCTTGATGTTGCGCCCAAGGTCGGTCAGATGGATGTGGAAGGCTATCTTCTCCGGCGTGCCGCGACGCTTGCCTACGGGATAGATGAACTCGTAGTCGAAGGTGCAGTCAATATGGTCGGCCGACTCCTGTATCTCGCGGCGGGCAGGCTCCAGAACGCGCTTCTTGAAGTCGTTGATGTCGCGGTACTTGTCGGCCACGTACTTCTTCTTCTCCTCGTCGTAGGTGGTGAGCAGTATCTTGCGCAGCTCCTCGTAGCCGATGGTCCATGTGCCACGGTACTTGTTGGAATTGATGAGCAGGTAGATGCGTCCCGTGTAGCCGCTGGAGAACAGGAACAGCGCATCCTTCAGGTAGCGGTGGAACTCGCCCTTCATGTCGAACAGGTACTTTGCCGTGCTTCTCGTCATGTAGAGCTTGATGTCGGTGCGCCGCTCCTTCTTGGTCTCGTCGGGTACGTCGACGACAGGGAAGGCGGTGATGGTGCGGATGTAGCCGTTCACCTCCTTCTCGTAGACGAGCGAGCCCCGCATGGCACGTGCCGCCTCCGACACGAAGCGGTAGTTGGCGGGGTCGATGCCAAGTTCGGAATACTTGACGACAAACTTCAGGTACTGGTCGTCGTTGTGCTCGCCTTCGAGTGGCGCAAAGTCGTCGTCGGTAAACAGGTCGCCGACGAATCCGCCGGTGAACCTGTCGCGCATCGCCTTGGCCAGGCGCACCTGCAGTTTCTCCATGATGATGGTCTGGATGCGGGCGTGCATCACCGACATCTCGCCGTTCAGGTAGGCAAAGGTGATGGGCTGCGTAATCATCTTGCGCTGGTCGATGGGTACGCTGCTGACGAGTTCCTGCTTGCGCAGTTCGGCCTTCTTTGATTTTCTTGCCATAATGTGTAGCTTTTAATACGTATGATTGCGTGAACGGTTGTAGCGTCGTTCTCGTTTTCGGCTGCAAAGTTATAAAATTGTCCGCAAACCACCAAATGTTTTTCCATTTATTTTCAGTTGGTTATGAAATTTTTCTGAAAACTATGAATGTGTCCGAATTATAAAAACCTATAAATATGTCCGAGTTATGACACTAACCTATGAATGTGTCCGAGTTCCAAGGAAACTATAAATCTGTCCGAAAATTGGCTATGAATCCGTCCGTGTTTTCATTGACTGAACCTGTTAATCCGTCCGAGTTATGCTGTAAATGCGTCGGCGTTTGGCTGTGAATGAGTCCTGGAAAACCTGTTAATCTGTCGGCGTTTAACTATGAATGTGTCCTGATTATTATTTCTACAACATTGATTTTCAATTAGTTACGCCACGCTATATTCTATATTCTTATTATTCTTAAAACCATAAAACAAATAATTCGATTCGGGATTGTTTTTATTTTTTTTATAATAATGTCTTCATAAAGGTCTTTATGATGGTCTTTACAAACATAACTCGCTGATTATCAAGTGGGTCTAAAAACAGCGCAATACTCGGACAAATTTATAGTTTTCCCTGGTCGAAGATTCGTATCAAACTCGGACAAAATTATAATTTAGGATTCCCCCGCAAGTCCTCTGAATTCGGACAAACTTATAACATCGACTTCTTTTTCGGAAAACTCTGGATTACCCATCCCCCAACCCCCTCCCCTATCGCGGGACTATCTTGGCAATCTTCGACCGGTAAATTGCCAGCAAATAAAAACCGCCTGACTATCAGACGGTTTCCGTTGCGATGGATTTTCTCAGCAAATAAGATTATGCCTGAAAGAACTTCCGGCCGTCGCCGTAGAGGAGTTCGTTCAGATCATCGTCGCCTACGATGCGGAAGATGTGATGCCCCTTACGCTCCTGCTCTTCGATGTCTATGATTTTCGTATAGCCCACGTGATGGGTACCGACGATGACGGCGTATGTCTTTCCGCTAATCGAACTTGGGTGTGTCGCGCCCATCGCTTCGAGGGCTCGCTTGATTTCGTCGCGGTTAGTCAGAAACTCGCCCGTAGGCACAATCACCTTTTCGCGTACTGGATTATCCTCGCTCGTGTTGAGCCGGGAGAAATCCACAAGCCCTTTGTTCTGGCCTGGCATGCGGTCGCCCTTGTCGAACACGTCCACCTCCTGCTCTGGTGCGCCGGGATAGGTGGAGGTGAGCACGGCATGTACATCCTCCTCGCCGCTGGCGGCGTTGGCGTAGTAGTCGGTGAAGTCGCCCAGGCGCAGCACTCTCCTACCCTGCCGCTGCTTCTTCAGTTCTGTTTCAGACTTGGGTATGCCCTCCCACTGCGGCTGGCGTCCCTGGGCGTAGGCGATGACGATCTCGGCACACTTCAGTGCGTCGTACTCAGCATCGTGGTGCTCCGTCTCGTCGAAGTCGATGCCCAGCGCCATGCAGCACTGCGCCAGTCCGTTTCCACGGCTGGCCTGACAGTCGGGCCGCTGGTAGAGGTCGCGGCTGTCGTGTACGGTGAGCCACTCCCATGCGTAGTCGCACGCCTTCAGGTTCTTTACGAGCACCGGCTGTTCGGTGCTGGCGGCATTGTGCGCCCAGAGCTCTTCGCCGAGGATGATGGGCTGTATCTCCTGCCAGGCGAGGTCGAAGGTGCCGACGGTGGCGGTGTCGTCCTCGGTGAGGTGGTGCGAGCGCGAGTAGCGCTCGTCGTAACAGTTGCCCGGCGGCTGGATGTTCCACACGCGGGTGGTCTCCACCTGCAGGTCTCTCACTATCGCCAGTCCCACCTGGCAGATGTTCTGTTCGTCGTCGGCATACTCCACGTCGATGGCCGCGAAGTTCCGGCTGGGGTTGAAGATTCCGTTGTTCATTGTTGTGTAGCTTTTAATTGGGTGAATGATTATTTGTTTGCTGTTCGCTCTAATTCCTGCTCGACGTCGCTGGCCTTGTACCAGCCGTCGTAAACGTCATCGTCAGGAACCATGTTGTCCTTAGAAAGATACTGCTGCAGTTTCTGACGGGCATCGGCAATGTGCTTCCATGCCTCTTCCGGCTGCTCGTGCGCCTCTAACTGTTGCGCGGCGTACAGATGGCTCTCAGCCTCTGACACCAGTGTGTAGTCGTGACTGTACTTTTGCATGATTGTGTTATTGTTTTTACTACGTTATTACTTTATTGCGTTATTACATTACTGCAATATTGCATTATAGCGATACTGCGTTATTGAGAGGATGACGTTTTGCCTGTGTCGCTGGCCTTGCGGCCTTTCCAGCCGTATTCGTTGGGCAGGTCGAACGCCTCCTTGTACTGCTCTTCTGTGATTGTCTCCTGCCGGAGTAAGCCTTCCAGTACCAGCTCGAAAAAGAAGCGCTTGGCGGTGAGGTCGCGATCCTCGGCGGCGCGAGTGGCGAGGCGGTGAATTGACTTGGGCAGGAAGCACAGGGCACCCACGGCCTTCTCTGCCGCCATGCCGGTCGGCTCTGGTTCACTACTTGAAGAACTGCTGTCCTCCCCTACTCTACTCTCTAATGCTCGACGGCGCTGCAGGAGTTCTTCGGGGGATGTACCAAGGATGTCCTGCGACGTCTTTTCGTTTTTCTTTTTTCCTATTGCACTCATAATGATATTTACGATTTAACGATTTAATATTTGTTGCGCTATTGCTTAACGGCATTATTGCGCTTATACCTTATTATATTACTACTATACTGCGATACTGCCTTATTGCACTACGGCTATATTGCTTTAGTGCGTTAAGGCATTACACGGGCGAGAGTGATTTGCGACTGGTCGTGAGTGTCGAGAGCCTTACGATATTCCTCGATGGCTTCTGCCAGATGTTCACAGTTGATGGTCTGACGGGTGATGCCTGTCTCGGTGTCTCCGTCCTCAATGATGACTTTGAATTTTGTTTCCATATCTTACGGTTTTATTGCATTATTGATTTATTACCTTATTGCATTATTACTATAATGTTATACCGCACTATTGCAATAATGTATAATTGCAATGAGGCGATACGGCACGATTGCAATATAGCTATATCAGTCCCTTGGTGCGCTTGACGATTTCGTCGGCGAGGGTGGAGTAGGTCTTGCGGGCTGCGACTGCGGGAGGGTATTGGAAGACGCTCTTCAGTTCCTGCTGCGAGTTTTTGATGGCGTCAGAATCGCCTATGATAATAGGTAGGATTTCCTTGTTGTATCGTGTCCGCAAATTCTTTTCTGCTATATCCTGCTTCGTCGGGATTTCTTTCCCCGTCTTCTTGTCCTTCTTTCCTTTCGGTCCACGGCGGGAGATAAGGAAGCCGAGGTTCTGGAGTTCGTCGTTCTCGGTCTCGCGGATTTCCTGCATATAGGCGAGGTAGTTCTGCAGGCCGCTGAGTGCGAAGCCTTCGAGGTTGATGGGGATGAGCACGGCGTTGACGGCAATGAGGATGTTGTCGACGAGCACCTGTGGGCCGACGGGCGAGTCAATCAGGATGAAGTCGAAGTCGGTGGTCCAGTCGGTCAGTCCCTCGCCGGTGCGGTCGTCGGGTGCCTTCTGCAGGGCGCGTGTCAGCTTCATGGCTGGGTTGCGCATGGTGGGCAACTGCTGGTCCACCTTGTTCATAATGGAGGTGGAGGGGCAGTAGTAGAGTCCCGACTCCGAGCGGTAGACGGGGATGGGCGCATCCTCGCACAGCACGTGGTAGATGGTGGGGTAGTGCTGCAGCTCCAGGTCGGGGTTCCAGTCGGTGCAGGAGGAGAGGTTGGCCTGCCGGTCCATGTCGATGACCATTACGCGGTAGCCTTGCAGGTGCAGGGCCATAGCGAGGTTGAGGGTGGTCGTGGTCTTGCCGACGCCGCCCTTGTAGTTGCCGATGCCGATGACGGCACGCAACTGAGTACGTTTACTCTGTTTCATACTTGTGTAGCTTTTATAAATAATGTATGTAGAACTTTCGTTCCGTTGAACTTTGTTCGTTGTAGCTGCTGCAAATATACGAATAATTATTTGAATTATTGCTATATTGCCGTAATGTTTTAACACAATATAACAATAGCGCATTATTGCAATATTGCAGTAATAGAGTAATTCGGTATTGCAATAAGGAAGATTTGTGTGTTACCCCTGGCTTCGCCGAGAACAACCATCGCCTCGGAATAATCATCAAGCGAGCTTGTGTTTCTTCTCTCGGCTCAGGTTGCCCTTGGCTTTGCCGAGTGCAGGCTTCGGCTCGGCAGAACCATCGAGCAAGCTCATGGATTTTGCTCTCGCCTCGCACTGCCCTTGCATTTGAAAACAACACGTCGTATATTGCACTCAAAAAGACAAATGAAGGCGATGATAGAACTGGATAGGATATACAACGAGGACTGTCTTGAGGGGATGAGGAGGATACACGCAGGGAGCGTGGACTGCATCATCACCGACCCGCCGTACAAGATCGGCAACCGGGGCGGCGGGTTCTGGTCGAAGAACGAGGACCCTGCGGCGAACCACTACAACGCCAGGGGCACGCGGAAGGGCATGGAGCGGCTGGGCGACCTGAAGGACGGCTTCGACCCGAGGGTGCTCGACGAGATGTGCCGCGTGATGAAGCGCATCAACCTCTACGTGTTCTGCTCGCAGCGGCAACTGAGGCAGTACCTGAGTTACTTCGTGGACTGGAAGGGCTGCCACTGGAACCTGCTGTCGTGGCATAAGACGAACCCGATACCGGCGTGCGGCAACAAGTACCTGAGCGATACGGAGTTCATCCTGTTCTTCCGCGAGAAGGGCGTGAGGGTGGCCGGGCGGTACGAGACGAAGCGGACGTTCTACACGTCGCTGCGCAACCAGGAGGACAACGTGCGCTACGGCCATCCGACGGTGAAGCCGCTGCCGCTCGTCCGCAACTTCGTGGTGAACAGCGTGCCAGTGGGGGGGGGGTAGTTCTCGACCCTTTCATCGGCTCCGGGACGACCGCCGTGGCGGCGCTGCAGGAGGGCAGGCACTACATCGGCTTCGAGACGAACAGGACGTACTACGAGACGGCGGTGAAGAGAATTGAAGATGAATGGCTGTTGGTGTAATGGTAGCACGCATGACTCTGGCTCATGAAGTACGGGTTCGAGCCCTGTACGGCCAACAAACGAGAATTATTCACGAATTAAAATTTAGCGAATATGACAGACAAACAGAAACAGGCAGTTGAACTGCTGAACCGGCTGCACGGTCAGGGACCAAAGGCTGGCGAATTGCTCACGGACGAGGAATACTATTTTCTTCTCGACTTCATCATCGGCGAACAGCCACAGCAGCAGATAACGTATGTGCCTTACACGCCGGACATCACGCCACACTGGCCGTGTCAGCCGCTGCAGCCGTACTATCGGACGACACCGTTTTGGCAGACAACGACACCGGGCGACTGGCCACCATCGCCATACCGCGTGACGTGCGACGGCAATACTTTCTCGGTGCATAACGACAAGAAGGAGGGCTGAACTATGATTAGGAAAATCAGAAGGGAAGAATATCTGAAGGGCTACGGCGCGATGAGCGACGGGGAGCGCAAGGACTACCTGAAGAGGGTGGGGGAGTGGCTCACTGACGGCGGGCGACGGTTGATGGAGGCGACGGAGCGGCCGATGGCGAAGGCGCAGAACATCGTGCTGCTGTCGGCACGATGGAAGGAGCAGGAGGTGGCGATGTTTGCCGAGGGGGCGCGACTGCTGTCGGCGCTCATGGACGTGGCAGATACGTGGCTGCCGACGCAACTGTATGCGAAGAGCGCGTACAGGGCGGTGAGGAATATGGTGGAAGTGATGGGCGAGGTTTCAAGGACCCCTGCGGCAAAACCGCAGGGCACAGTAAGGTCGGTTTCTCCCGTCGGAAAACCGACGGGCACGGTGGCTGGCGGTTCCTTGGTTATTACCGAGGAGCAGAAGCAGCGCATCGTGGAGAAATACACCAAGAAGGCGATGGAGAAGATGGCGGCGAAAGAGGAGCCTGCGGAGGGAACCTGTAAGGCAACACAGGCCGTCGCAGCTGCTTCTATCCCTGCGACAAAACCAGATTACGGCTGCAAGGCTGTTAAACTTGTGCTGGAGGAGGAATGCCAGAGTATGCCCGGACTCAATAATCATGTGTATAGCGCTATCCCGCCGCGACCGAAGCACATTGACCAGTACGTGCATCTGCTGCCGGAGAAGACACAGGAGAAGGCGAAGCAGTACGGGCCGCTGAAGAGGGAGATTGAGGCGGCGCGGGAGAACATGCGACTGCTGATGAACGATGCGCACAGCAGTGCTGCCGACCGGGAGAAGTGGGCGAAGCTGGCGGCTCGCAACGACGAGAAGATTGCAAAGATCAACGCCGAACTGGACCGGGAGTGGGAGAAGGTGGCCGCGACGGGGAGAGTGGTGGTGGATGGCCTGGGGATGGCGCACCTATTACCCGACGGCGAGCCGTCGGAGGGTTCAAGGTTCAAGGTTCAAGGTTCAAGTGATAATACTGACCCCGCCCCCAGCCCCGCCCCTACGATGGGCGGGGAGCCGAGCGCTGAACAGGAACCGAAGCGCAAGCCGGGGCGCCCTACCATGACAGAGGAGGAGAAGAAGGCCGCCGCAGAGAAGAGGGCCACCGAAAAGGCCGAAGCGAAGCAGGCAGAGGACGCCAAGCGCCGGGAGTATCTGAAGAAGTGGCTGCGCGACACGCGGACGAACCCGAGCGACGAGCGACGCAAGCAGTGGACGAAGAACTGTAAGGAACTGCTCGCCCTGGGCGGGGAGATTACCGACAGCATCCGCAAGGCAGGGGAGTATTACGGGGTGGACATGACAAATATAACAACAAACACAAAATAGACTATGACATTTCATTCGATTGTAGAAAAATGGTGCCGACGGTATAAGCTCATGCGGCACAACCCGAAGGCGGGGAACAAGCGGTTTTACCTGTCGGAGAAGCCGCTGAACCCGGCGGACATGGCACAGCATGTGTGCAACAAGGAGTCGCCGTTCGTGATGATGTTCGGCGGCGTGGAGGGAGACGGACCCATCAAGCGGCTGAAGAGGAACTACCCCGTATGCTTCTTCGTGAGGGCCGAGAAGCAGGCCGACGGCGAGGAAGCGGCCGTGGCGATGGAGACGGCATGGGCTCATGCGCAGAACTTCCTGACGTGGCTGCTGGACAAGCACGAGAAAGAGGTGGCCGAGAACATAGACGGCGACTTCGCGAGGCTCGACCTGGACAACGCCTACCTGATGGTGGACAGCAGCGGACCTTACGAGAATGGGTGGTATAACGTGCTGATACAGATAGAGCGCGAGGAGCCGCTGAACCTGTGTGTGAATAAGGATTTGTATGACGACGACTGCGAGTGCTGATTTAAGTGAAGAGTGAAGAATGAAGAGTGAAGAATTTGCTACCGCTATGGAGAAGAACTGCATGAACTGCTCTTTGAGGGCAATCACGATTGAGCCGGCGACGGGGCGCGAGTATAGCCGATGCACGCTGAACGACATCCGCGTGAACCGACGGATGCACTGTGAGGAGTGGTCGGACAAGGTGACGATAACGGCGAGGCCGGTGTATGCCGTGAGCGTGACGAGTATATCAACTGAAAAGATTAGGAGGCATTGAGGGCTATGGCACAGAACGACGAGGAGAAAGCGCCGAAGAAGGTGACGGACATCGACGCGGTGAAGGAGAACATCGAGGCGGCGGTGACGGCGTTCGCGGAACAGTGGCTGCCGTGGCCGAGGTTCGACCTGGGCGTGGAGGTGATGGACGTCGGCAGGCTGCGCGACGCGATGGGGCTGAGGGCCTCGATTGATATTGGCGACCCGTGGCCGGCGGCGGAGAAGCAACTGCTCGACTTCGGATTCCGATGGCAGATGATGGGCGGACAGCGGGTGATGTATCTCAAAGAGAAGGACGGCTTCGAGCCGGACACTGGGTGGCAGAAGGCGGAGGAAGTCGCCGACGGCGACTGAGGTTCAAAGTTCAAGGTTCAAGGTTCTTCGACGAGCGAAGCGGCAGAGCCGAGCGCAAGGTTTCAAGTGAAGAATTAACGTCATTCAATGACATATTATTAACAATCAAAAAAAACGTAACGAAAAGATGAAGAAGATTCTTTTGGGCCTGCTGGCGGTGATGATGCTGGCGACGGCCGCAGTCTTTACCGGGTGTAAGGGCTGCAAGAGTGAGACGAAGAGTGGCGGCGGCGAGGCTGCTGCGGTGGTGTACCATGACTACGACGGGGTGGTGCAGGACTTCACCGCCGGCGTGGCCAACATCCAGGCGCTGCACCGCCAGACGATGTACTCGCTGGCTGGCGGCAAGGAGTACCAGTGGCGCAACAGCCGCGTAATCCTGAACGACACGGTGACGATGGAGAATATCGACGACCTGCACGTGGTGGCTGTGAACGATGTCTTTTTCTATTGGGACAGCCAGAAGGGACCGATGGTGCAGTACATCAACTCGCACGTGAAGTACGGTGTGCAGATTCCATATCCTATTAACGATGTCTGGATTGAGGATGCCGACATGAGCGACCAGCCGATTAAGATTTCTGCCGAGCAGGCGCTCTCACGGCTGAAAGAGTACAATGGTATTCTTCCCAAGGACTGCAACTTTCTCACGCTACGCTATCCCGTAGGCCCCAAGGACTGCAACCCTCAGTGGACTTTCGGCGATGTGTACGACGTGCTGTTTATAGACGCGGTGACGGGCGAGATAAGAGATTACGACCCTGCCTTCCCGCGAGAGTAACGGGGATGGGCTTCGCAGGTCTTATCGGGCCTGTATCCCATCCCCACAAAGGCTCGACGGTCTCTAAAACCGTGACGACGCTATATTTCGGAAACAGACAACCAGCGGTCGCGCCGCCTTATGTTATCCTCGGTGCGGCCGCTGGAAATAAAACGGAAAGAATTGTAGGCGATATGAAGACATCAAACGAAATCAAGGCGTTCATCATCGAGCGTCTGGAAGCAAGAGACCCGATGGAACTCTACTTTGAGATGTTCCGTCAGATGGAAGAGGACAAGTACAACTTGCAGCACCTGAAGGCCGTGATGAGCCGTTGGCGCTGTGCCTGTCGCGAGGCATCGCAGGAGAAGGGCTGGGGCGGTCTCGACGAGACGTTCCCCCGCAGCATCTTCTGCTGGAACGCCACGCTCAATGCTATCGACAAGCAGAAGGAGAAGCAGTTCTACCGCTCGCTGAAGGACGCTTTCGGCTGGGACGTCGAAGCCATAGCCAAGGGCGAGCACTGCCCGATAGCGCAGATTATCATCGACACCATGCAACAGTACTTCATCAACAAGCAGAAGGAGCGGCTGGGGCTGAACGTAAAGCAGGAGGAGGACTGACACATGATAAAATACGATTGTGAACAATGCGGCAAGCATCTCTTCGACAGTGACAAGTCGGGAGGCGCAGCAGGGGCCGAGGCGCAGCATCTTGGGTTTGTTTTTAAGATGCCATTCCTCTACGGTATAGACGGTTGCCATTTCTTCTGCTGCAAGGAATGTTGGAACCGATGGCTGTCTGACCGCACCACCGCCGAACAGCGTGACGCAGGCAACAAGGCCGTTGGCGAAATAAAGCAGCGCATGGAAGCCGACAAGCCCAAACTTATCGAGGGGCTGCAACGCATACAACGGGCAGTAGAACGAAAGCGTAAGGGAGTATTCGGATTACCATCCAGCATCGGCAAGAAGTAGCAGCCGGGCCTGTTCTGAAACCCGATTGAGAATCGGGTTGTATAGTCGATTGAGAATCGGGTTACCATGCCGATTGAGAATCGGGTTGCCATGCCGATTGAGGGTCGGTTTTTAAGGCGACTGGACTTTGACCGGAGCGGAAGTGGACTTTGACCGGAGCGGAAGTGGACTTTGACCGAAAACGGCACTTTACGACAACAGACAACACATTAACAACACAAAGACATAACAGACAATATGGCAACACAAATCTACAAACTCGGAAGCCGGGGCGACGCGGTGAACGACATCCAACTGGCGCTGAAACTGGCAGGGTATCAGGTGAGCGTCGATGGCGACTTCGGACGTAAGACGGAGGCTGCGGTCAAGGCGTTCCAAATTTCCAGACACATCGGCAACGACGGCGTGGTGGGTCCCGTGACCATGGCGAAACTGCGCGAAGTGCTGGCGATGGGCACGGCATCGGCCCGGGGCGACGCGCCGCAGATAACCAACGGATTCATCTGGCAGCACGTCACCCGCTGTCAGAACCGCCCGCTGCGGTACATCGCCATCCATTACACTGCCGGCGCGTCGAGCCGCAAGGGGCAGGCGATGCAGGCGCGGAACGTGTTCCTGAAGCGACAGGCCAGCGCAGACTTCTGCGTGGACGACGAGACCATCGTACAGGTGAACCCCGACCTGCGCAACTACTACTGCTGGGCGGTGGGCGACGCCAGGAACAAGTGGACGGGCGGCGGCAGGCTCTACGGCAAGGCCGTGAACCGCAACACCATCTCGATTGAGATCTGCTCGACGCTCCGTGCAGGCACGTCGGCAGCAGTGCCCAACCACGAGGGCTGGACGCTCTCGGACCGTGCGCTGGAGCAGGCCCGCCGCCTGGTGCGCCACCTGATGAAGACGTATAATATCCCGAAGGAGAACGTCATCCGCCACTACGACGTGAGCGGCAAGCTCTGCCCTGGCATCATCGGCTGGAACAACGGGCCGCTGTTCACCACAAAGGGCGTGCAGACCAAGGGCCTGAGCGACAGCCTGCAGTGGGAGGCGTTCGTGAGGTCGATATGATAAAGGGGTCGTCGCCAAGGCTCCTCAAAATTAACTGAAAATTAAACCGAAAATTTTCAGAACAATTTTCAGAGAATTTCGAGCGAAGCGACCCAAGCACAAACACAAAAACGAAAGAGACGACAATGGCAAACTTCCTGTATAACATACCCGACGAGGTGAAGCGTGGCATGGCGCTCCACTTTCAGATGGACGTACCCATCGTGGACCTCGACATCACCCGTCCGCAGAAGGCACGGCTGACACGAGTGAAGGCCATCTACATGGCATGGCTGCAGAACCCGTATGTGAACCCGCTGGAACTGTCGCGGTCGATGCTGAAGGACGAGCGTAACCGGCTGGGCAACCGTCAGGATGCAGGCGACCTGCTGAACGCCGCGAAGAAGGATGCGGCATGGTTTGAGTGGGTGCAGGACAACTTCCTGAAACTGCCGTCGCGCAAGACGCTGCAGTACCGTGGACTGCATACTGCACAGCGCATGATACTGGGCGGACTGGACGCCAGCGACTGGCACGCGGTGGACATGGGACTGAAGCAGCAGTACAAGTACGGCGGACTGGACCGCGAGGAGGAAGACCCCAACCGTATCAACGAGGCATCGTACACCGAGCTGATACCGACTACCGACGTGACGAAGGTAGATCCGAACCGCAAGCGCATCAGTGCCCAGCGCCGGCTGGAGCTGGCCAACAAGTGGGGCGCACACATCGACGAGCACGGACTAGTGGTGGACAAGGACGGCAAGCCTGCCGGCGGCGCTCAGCCCATTGCGGCCGGTGAGCAGACTGGCGAGGAATCAGCAGAAGCAATGGAAATGAGGGAGGACGAGTGATGAGCAGGATAGGATTTTCCGACAACGACAGCGACGCCGCCCTGGGGCGTATGCTTCCATTGGCCGAACCGACGGCCGACGGCGACGACGAGCGAGGGGAGCAAGAACTGCCCAACCAGCGATACGTCTATGAGAACGAAGCGCAGTCAAAACGTCGACGCTACCGTTGCCGTGAGACCTACGAGGTGGCAGGGCGTGGTACGGGTAAGACCACCGACATCGCCGAGCATGTAAAGGAGACGTCGCTGCGCATCCCTCGCAGCAGTAACGTGTTCTTAGGTTGCAGCATCAAGCAGCTCTATATCAAGACGTGGCCCGCCGTGGTGAAGGGTCTGGAGATGATGGGGTTGGTAGAGGGGCGTGACTTCTTGCGTCAGAGACCGCCCGCAAAACTCCACTGGCCATTGCCGTTGAGCAAGCCCCGCTCATGGGAAAACGTCACCATCTTCAGCACAGGTGCAGCCTGGTATTCGATTTCGATGGCAGTACGCGCCAGTGTGAACGGTATGACGCTCTCCAGCGCCGCCGCCGACGAGACGCGCTATCTGCCGTTCCTGAAGATGAAGGAGGAGCTATTTCCCGCCATACGCCCCGAGCTTATCGCCAAGGGCAGCGGACTGATGGGCGACGGATTCCGCAACACCGCCAAGTACACCTTCGGCTACAACGTGGACTACAACCCCCTGTACCTTTCGAAGTTCTTTGTCAGCGACCCGTCCATCACACAGAAACAGGCTCTCTGGGAACAGGAGGAAAACGAGCAGACCGTCGACATCAACCATGAGATAGACCTGATGCTGGCTGAAGCCGACGAGATGCCGGAGCTGTGGCATGTGGACGGATTCTTGAAGCGCATCAACGAACTGCGCTGCAAGAGCAAGATATTCTTCCGTTTTAGCAGCCTGAGCAACATCGAGATTCTGGGTGAAGAATGGTTCAGAACTATGCGCCGCACCCTGCCGCCCATTATGTACAACATTCAATTTCTCGGCCAGCGCTAGGGATTGGCGAAGGATGGCTACTACTGCAATTTCGACCAGTCAATCCATTGCTACCACCAGTCTGATATTTCTGTGATGGACAAGCTGATGTCGGACTACACCACCCGCTACAGCCGCACCGCCCTCGACCAGGCTCACAACCCTACCGCCGTGGAGTACGACGCCATCGACCTGACGCGCACCTCGCTGGTGAACGACTGCAGCCTGGACTTGGACCTGGACTACAAACTTCCCATCAGGCTCGCCTTCGACTACAACGCCAATCTGAACTGCGCCGTACTTGGCCAGCTGACTAAGTTTGAAGGACGCGAATCGCTGCTCGTGCTCAAGAGCATGTTCACCATGAACGAGCAGAAGATCCGTGCCCTTTGCCGCAATATCTGTTCTTACTATAAACCCTTCATCGAACGCGGCGGCGACTTCATCTACTACTTTGACAGCACGGCCAAACAGGGCGCGTCGCTGGCCTACGCCGTGGAGGGAGCGCGGGCGCAGAACTTCAACGACGTGGTCATCGAGGAGCTGAAGCGTCATGGTGCCAACGTCATCCCCGTTGACATCGGCTCGCCCATGAAACACAACCAGAAGTTCCAGTTCATCTGCGACGTTTTCAGTTTCCAGCAGGGACCTGCAGTAAGGATAAACGCCGATGAAGACCGCAACGAGTACCTGATAACGGCCATGGAGAACTGCGCCTGCGAACAGACCGCCACAGGCATACGCAAGTATAAAGGAGGCGAGAAGCTCCGGGCCAAGACCGAGGGCGCAGAGGGCAGCATCGACCCCCGTATCAGAACCGACGTGACCGACGCCTTCGACACGCTGCTCATAGGCTGCCGTTTTTTTACCAACGGCACAAAGGCCATCGGCGGCAGACTCAGAGGGAGGTTCCAGAATCTGATAATACCGCATTAAGGGGCACTGCCCTTGATTTTCTCTTTATTACCAAGTATCTTGCGCCTATAACACAAACACAAATTAGATATGTCAAGGAAGAATAAGGGAAACAAGAGCAACGGCGGCGTGACCGTCCACAAGCCGAAGACGTTCGGGGAGTTCCAGAAACTCGACCGCTCGCTGCGCGACAGGGGCTACATCGCCCTCGACGCCCTGCGTCCCGGACTGGTGCGCTCGCTCACCCTGGGCGACAAGGACCCGTCGGGTAAGGAGGTGCAGGAGATGGCCGCCGGCATGGGCTGCGGAAGCCTGTCGAACGGGCCGCTGTCGCAGGTGGCATGGTCGTTCGACAGCAATGACGCTACGCCGGCATCCGTGACCGACAAGGACGGCAAGCCGATGGGTCGCGGCTACGTGAAGTGGGGACCGAAGGACAACCTGCCCGGCGTCATCTACTCGCTGGCCAAGGCATCGCCCTACACCGCCGCACCACTGAGATACCTCTCCGACCTGGCCACGGGGCTGGGCGTGAGGCTGATGTACCGCTTCGAGGACGACACCTACTGCGAGTTTGCCCACGCCGGCTACAACCTCCGCATCCGACTGCAGCAGGCCCGCAAGGGTGAGCAGCAGGACGAGTACGGCGGCGACATGGCCTACGACCCCGCCGCCAAGCCCGACGAGGATCCGCTGAAGCCCATCAGCGAGATAGCCCCCGAGAACCGCCCCCGTCCGCGTCTGCAGGGCATTGGCCCCGACTACTGGGAGGATGCCTACTACGAGTGGCAGCGCTCATGGGAGGGCTATGACCAGACAGACCCCGACGGCAACGAGCGCCACATCCCCGGCGTGCGCCAGTTCCAGGAGGAGAACAACCTCGACCTGCACCTGTCGCAGTGTATGCTCGACTGCATGATGTACGACCTCTACTTCCCCACCGTCGGACTGGAGCGTGGCCGCCGTGGCCAGTGGGACCCGCGCATCGTCCGTGTCGGCCAGTTGAAAATCATCGACGGCATCCGCTATGAGGCGATGTCCGAGTACCGGCACATCCAGCACGTCTATTTCGGCGAGCGGTTCAGGGCCAAAGGCATCGGCGAGCACAGTACGCTGGGATCCAACGACCAGAAGGTGACGATGTACCCCGTCTGTGAGGCCACCAACCGCGTCAGCGACATGCGCTACCTCGTGTCGTCGAACCAGCGCACCCGCATCTCAGCCCGTCCCACATGGGCCGCGTGCCCCGTCTACTACGGCAACAGGAACTACTACCAGCAGCCCGACTGGTGGAGCATCTTCACCTCCAAGGCCTACGACTTCTCGTCGACCATCCTCTACGACAAGGCCAAGCAGCGCGAGAACAACACCACCTGGGGCCGTATAATATACATAAGTTTGGACTACCTCGATATGTGCTTCGCCGACGAGGGTATCGCCGGCGACAAGGATGCGCAGCAGAAGTTCATCGACGAACTCGACCAGAACGTGGAGGAGTTCCTGCAGCAGCGCGAGAACAACGGCAAGATGATGCGCCAGTTCATGTGGCTCGGCCAGGACGGCAAGGACCATCACAACGTGGAGATTGTCGATGTGAAGGAGACGACCAACGACGCCGTGAAGGCCGGCAAGGAGGAGTTGGAACTCTCGACCAACCCCATGTTCCTCGCCTTCGGTGTTGACCCCCGCGACGTCGGCGTGCCCATGGTGGCAGCCTCGAACGGCGGCACCGCCCTGCGCGAGATACGCCTGATGAAGCAGCAGTTGCTCAACGTGCGCCAGAGGATGTACATCCGCTTCCTGCAGGATGTCTTCACGTTCAACAGGTTCGACCCGCACCTCACGCCCGTCATCCGCCAGATGAGTTTCACCACGCTCGACCGCAACCCGACGGGGACGGTGGAGACAATAGCTGGCGAGGGGGCGTAATACGATGTAAGATGTATGATAGAAGATGTATTACTCTACGGCAGGGGCTTTATCATCAGCAATGGCGAAGTGGCCTTGTGGGTATGGGCGATAGCGACGACCCTGTGCATCCTCGCCTGACTGTTCGAGAAGTGGTGCCGTCACAACGGCCTTGAATAATTTTCAGAATAATTTTTAGATAATTTCTCGGCGCAAGCCGATAACACAAAACCCAGCGACCCATGAATATCAAGAATCTTTTCCACCGCAAGCGCAGTGTGCCCGTCGATTCCGCCGACAGGAAGCCCCAGCCGCTGCGCATAGAGGGCATCGGCCCCGCCCCGCTCACACCCGAACCCGACGAGGCGGAACTGGCAGCACAGGCGCTGCTGGAGCACATGATAGAGGCTCAGGGTTTAAACGACAAGTCCAACAAGAAACTTCAAACCTCAAACCTCAAACCTCAAACCATCCGCGATACCAAATACTATCGAGATTTGGCAGCGCGGATAAGATCGGCCCACGAGGTGGCGACGCAGCGCACGCTGCGGTTCGTGGCGTTTGTCGAGCAGGAACTGCAGAAGCCCTCGCTGCCCCTCAGCGGCCCCGGCTCGCTCGGCCTCTTAGAGGCTGAACTCTACAAGCGCTTGGATGTCATCGAGCGTCGCGGTGGCGAACTCAAGAAGCGCTGGCAGCACTGCCTCGCTACCGTCATCGTCCGCCGCATGCAGGCGGAAAGCAACGAAGACGACAACCAAAGCGAATAAAGACAATTCTTTTTTTTATCATAATTTTGTAAAAGAGAGTGCGACCATCCGTGAGGACAGCCGCACTATCGATTTATTATAACAACACAAACACTTTCACTCTTTCTTCCTCTCATGCCACACCCGGGTTATCTCGCTGCGGATGCGGCGGATGTGCTCGCGGCTCTTGCGCCAGCCGTGCTGCACGGCCAGCCGGCCGATGACGCCGGGGCTGATGCCGAAGCGCTGGGCTATCTCCTGCTTGGTGTGGTCGGGGTAGTAGTCGGCTATCTCGGCCAGGACGTCGGGCGTGTACTTCGTGTGGCCGCTCTTTAGGTGACCCTCCTTTCGGGCACGGTTCCAGGCCTCCTTCGTGCGGCGTATGCCTGCATCTTGCGCCAGTTCCGCCAGCCATCCCCTGCTGCACCCCAGTTCCTCGCACAGCGCCTCTATCTGCTCCGCGTCGCCGTCGGG